GTCGCGTCATTATCTTCTACCGAACTTAAGGAGAGAACCCAATGTCACACTTCGCTTTGGTTAATGATCAGAATATTGTAGAAAATGTTGTTGTTGTCTCCGACGATGATCAGCACATGGCTAACGAGTATCTTTCAGTGGTCGCAACGGTAGGAAGCAGATGGATTCAGACCTGTTATCACACCCAGAACGGCGTGCATGCATTAGGGGGTGCGCCATTGAGAAAGAATTACGCGGGGATTGGGTACTCATATGACCCAGTGCTGGACGAGTTCAATCCCCCTGCGGCTGTTGAGTGAGCGGCGAAAAATGATTTTTACAGATGGGGCATTCTTTAGCCAAGAGATCCCCCCAGAAGGAGTGTAATCAATGGCAAAAAAGGCATACGTCTGGGACGGAACTGCGTGGCAAGAGATTACCTCAGACTCAAGCATTCCTGTTGCAACGACATCAAATACTGGCATTGTCCAGTTGGTTGATTCAGTTGCCAGTACTTCCACGGTAAACGCCGCAGTACCCAACTCGGTAAAGACCGCATACGATCAAGCAGTTACCGCTACGACAAACGCGGCGACTGCTCAGGCGGCTGCAGTTGCAGCGCAGTCTACGGCTGACGGTAAGCCATCAGTTTCCACAACTGCACCTGCTGCTACTGCTGCAACTGCTGCTGTTGGAACTGGCACTACGGCTGCTCGCGCAGATCACGTCCATGAAGGCGTACCAGCGACAAGGACACTCACTGGAACTGCCCCGATTACAGTCGGTGGCGTGTCTGGTACTGGTCAGGCTCTATCAGCAAACCTTACCGTTGCGGCTACCGCTGCGACAACAAGTGCTGCTGGGGTTGTGCAACTCACGGACTCAGCCCAAAGCACTAGCATTACAACGGCGGCAACGCCGAATGCTGTTTTGCAGTCAATGAAGTACTACCAAGCCTCAATATATAACAGCACTACTCGCATGGGAAATCTTCCAGCATGGTACACCATTTCTACCACTCAAACTGCTATTAGCGGTAGGGTTGAGCATGTAAAGATTATCCCAGAACGAAATTTCACGGTAAGCAATCTTTCTTTTATTGGTTCTGGAGCGGGTTCTGGGCTAACTCTTGTTAGGTTTGGAATTTATACACGCAGCGGCACGACATTTACACTCGTTGCTCGGACAGCCGCAGATGCGACAATATTCGCCAGTTCAGTTGCTCGTTTTACGAGGGCGCTTGATACGACAGGTGGGTATCCAGCCACTTACGACTTTGTTGCAGGAAACGAATATTGGGTGAGTATGATTGTTGTTGGAACGACAATGCCGACTTTTGTGATCGCTCCAAGTGCATCACAAGCGGCGTATACCGCTACTGGTGCGTATGTTTATACGCAAACTGGACAAACAGACCTTCCAGCAACCTCAACTGGCACAATCAGTAGTGGGCGCTGGTATTGCGAGGTGTCCTAATGTCAGTAATCATTGAACCAGCAGTTTATGATCCAGTGAACGATGAGTGGGTGCAAGTCGTGCGAAACGCCGAGACAGGCGAGGTCATCGGTACTAATACTCGTAAGACACCTTTTGACTATACAGAAACAGAGGAGACACCAGAGGCAACTGCAAGATGAGCGACAAACTTAACAAGGCAAAGGAAGCGCTAGTTAAACACGCGCTGCTGGAGTACGCATCTGGACAGCCACGAGACCGCAAGGGTCGCTTCGGCAGCACAAGTGGTGGCGGTGGTGGCGGAGGAGCAGGAGACCCAACTGAGTACAGCGACCAAACGCTGTTTCAGACTACAAAAGTTGGCATTGTTTCTACTGACCCAAGTACCGTTGGGCAGATTCAGACACTTAATTTAGGCGTCTTGCCCGCGAAGACGACAAGCACAATCAGCACGATCAAAGCGACTGAGCCTAAAGGCACGCTTTCAATGCATACCACTGCTGACGGCAAACTAACAGGGCAAAGGGAATTGCTGCATACAGATCTTGTTTCAAGGCAGGTGATGAGTCCATCGCTTGTCAAGGAGCGCGGAGTGGCTCGCGAGGACGGGAAGCCAACGCTTGTGATCATGGGTGGCGGGGGAGGATCTGGAAAAACAACAGTCCTTAAGCAGTTGGAAGACCCAAAGAGTCCAGAGGGGATTGCAATGCGTCGCGCACTTGATGACGCTGGTGTTCGCATTCCATCGCCAGCGTTAAAGCCAAATGACGACGGGACAACAACGCTACGACCAACTGGAACAGCGTCAATTATTAACTCAGACCATGCCAAGCACGGCATCTGGGGTGCTGATAAAGACGCTCGTTCCGATAGGATGGTTCCTACCACTACTGGCAGCAAGACGCGGGTAACAGCGGCAGCACGAGTCCACGAGGAGTCTTCGGTTGTCGCCCAGCGAGCGCTGGAGGTCAGCATTCACAGGGGTGGCGACATCATTTTTGACGGAACTGGAGACGGCTCTGTGGCTAAACGACAAGGGATCTATGGTGCTGCCTCAAGCACGCATGAAGTTGTTGGTGTGTTTATCACCACAAGAATTGGAACAAGCCCGACTGACGGTATTCGCGGCACAGTCAGGCAAAGAAACAAGAAAGCCATTGAGGTCAAAACAACTGAAGGAACGGGAACGGCAACAATTCGTCGCAACGTGCCAGACGGAGTGATCGTAGATGGTCATGTGAAGTCTAACGCCGCGATCATTCAGGGCATTAGCGGAAGCACCCGCTCGTGGGACAGGGCGGTCATCATTGAGCGCGTTCCAGACATTGACATAAAAACAGGAACCCAGAGGACGATTTCATTTGACGGGCAGCCACCGCAGCCAAAATTTAACTACGTTGTCGCGGCAACTTATAGCGCGAGGGATGGGTTTGTGGAAACTGCAGCGGGCATAGGAGTCCGAAGCCGAATAGAGATTCGTGGGAGGGTTGACAGCGAGGGGAAGCCCAGAGAACTCACTAATGCAGAGAAGATTATGGCGCTTAACGAAGCCGTAGATCAAGAATCAACAGGAATTCCACCTGCGCCAGTTGAGTACGAAGACCTGATTGCAATGTGGGTTGAGGTGCTTTGCGGATGCGAAAAAGATAAATCAGACGTTCTCAAGCGGAACCCGCAGGCATCTGACTATTGGGACTACATTGTCGTTGAGGTTGCCGCAGCGCCAGAAGACGAGACCATTGACATCCCATCAGAGCCATCAGAGCGCAGCGCCGAACTCCAGAGCGTCTACTCAGTAGGCGTTGCGGATCAGGTTCACATTGATATGCCGATGGGGGACAGCGGGATCAATCTTACCGAAGCCAACATGGTGCTGCCAGCCCACGCAAATGCTCTGTACGACGCTTACGAGACCATTGCCAAGCGCCACGGGAAGTGGACGCAGCAGGGCAGCGACGGGGCAAATTACGTCACCGTCTCGCCATTTGCCTACGAAGGTCGGATGTGTTCAACGTGCGCGTTCTGGGTTAGCCCAAACGGTTGTGGGATCGTTGAGGGACTGATTAGACCGCAGGGTGGATGTAAACTAAACATCAGGGCTGCTATCAAAGAGTCCGAGACTGAAGAAAAGGACTGAATGAATGCCAGAAATTGAAGAGTTGGTGGTTGCCGCTGAGGGCGAGCCACAGCCAGAGATTGCAGAAGTTACTCCCGAAGCGGTAGAAGCCGCACCAGAGGTCGCAGAAATCGCTCCAGTCGCCGAAGTTGAGGCTGAAGTTGAGATTCCTAGCGGCGATGAGGCAGAGGGTCTCATCATGGAATCCGTTGAGCCGACAGGAAGCATCATTGATGTTTTGCTGATTCAGGCTGGAATGAGCAAAAACCGACGGCGGTATTCAGAAGCAGTACTGCGAGAGTCGGTTCCACTCTTTGAGGGTGCGCGTGCCTTTGCTGGCAAGGGAACTGACCACAATCCAGAAGAGCGCGGAGTCAAGTCGCTTGTCGGCTGGTACACAGGCGCTCGCTGGGTTCAGGATGCCCCGCATCCAACAAAGAAGAATGCAAAGGTCTCTGGCGTTGCCGCCAATTTCCATATTTCAGAAGCAGCCCCATGGCTCCGATCAATGATGGCAGACGCTATCAAGCGCGGGAAGCCAGACCTTGTGGGCTTTTCTATTGTTGGTGACGGTGAAACGTCAGTAGTGCGAGAGTCGCGCCAGCAATACATTGATGTAACGAAAATCAACACCATTGAAAGTGTTGATGTCGTTGTCAACCCTGCTGCGGGTGGCATGCCTATGCGTTTGGTAGCAAGCGCTGAAGCAATGCCACAAGTTGATTGGGTTACTATGAGCAGGGATGAAGCAGTTCGCTTTATCGCTGAAGGTGTCGTCCTGCCTGAAGAACTCAAGCGGGCGAGAGAAGATCTCTACGAGCAGTTGCTTGCAGAGGCAGTTGATGCGCTAAAAGCGCAGAAGGAGAACGAAACAGTGGAGAACCAGACTGAGACCCCTAGCGTTGAAGTCGTGACCGAAAAGATCGGCGCGATTTTGACAAAGGCTCTCGTTGAGGCTCGCCTTGCTGGTGTCACGCTCCCAGATAGCGCAAAGAAGCGCGTTCGGGAGACGACTGAAGGCAAGGTGCTTGACGAGCAGCAGATTGATTCAGCGATCAAGGCGGAAGCCGATTATATCGCTGACCTAACAACCCCTGCCGTAGTTGACGCTGGCGCTGTTGCGACAGACGTCAAGTCTGAGCAGGATCGCGTGACCGAAGGGGTGTACGACATCCTCGCGGGCAAGAGCAACCAGTCCATTAAGGGTCTTTACGTTGACCTTTCGGGCGACCGCTCCTTCACGGGCAAGATTCAGGAAGGCTCACGACTGACAGAGGCACTTTCGTCCTCGTCGTTCGCGGAGATCCTTGGTGACTCCATCACCCGCCGCCTGTTGGACTTCTACAATCAGCCAAACCTTGATGGTTGGCGCAAGTTGGTAACCGTTGGTTCGGTTAACGACATGCGAACGCAGCGCCGCGTGCGCTTCGGTGGCTATAACAACCTGTCCACGGTGACTGAGGGCAGCGCTTACGCCGCCCTTACCAGCCCAACGGACGAAGAGGCAACCTACGCGCCAACCAAGAAGGGTGGCACTGAGGTCATCACGATGGAAATGATCGTGAACGATGACCTTGGCGCAATCCGAGACATTCCACGCCGACTTGGGCGGGCAGCCGCGCAGAGCCTTCACGAGTTTGTCTTTGACTTCTACAAGGACAACGCAGCGATTTACGACACCGTTGCGCTGTTCCACGCATCGCACGCAAACCTTGGAACCACGGCGTTCAGCGCCACCGCTCTAAAGAATGCGCGCCTCCAGATGCTCAAGCAAGCCGACATCAGCAACAGCAAGCGCCTTGGCATTACGCCACGCTATCTCGTTGTACCAGTTGACCTTGAGCATGATGTGTTCACAGTCTTGAACAGCATCGTCCTGCCTTCGGGTTCGGGTGTTGCTGCTCCATCGGACGCCAACTACGCACGAACCTACGGGCTTGAGGTAGTCAGCGTTCCTTACTGGACAGACACAAACAACTGGTTCCTCTCCGCTTCGCCGATGGATGTTCCGACAATTGAGATCGGCTTCCTCAACGGACGCGAAGAGCCTGAACTGTTCGTGCAGGACGAGCCAACGAATGGCTCAATGTTCAGCAACGACAAGATCACTTACAAGGTTCGCCACATTTATGGTGGTGCAGTCCTTGATTACCGTGGTCTTCAGGGCAACGTCGTCGCCTAACTAGGGACGACATAGGGGTAAAATCTGAGGGAGTCGGGCGAGACCCGACTCCCTCATTCATCTTCGGGCGGCGGCAACGATACCCCTAGCGCTGTCGCCGCCTGAAGTCCAAAGGAGAAAATATGCCGCACATGGGATCGTATTCATCGGCGAATGTTTTGGCTTCTGCTAAGGCAGTGCTTCGCGATACGACTGGTACGGCAGATGCGCGCCTACTTTCGGACGCAGAGATCACAGAAAACATTTCCAAGGCAACGTACCGATATTCCAATGACCGCCCACTGGAGAAAATCGCCGCGCTCACGGCTGACGGCACGATTTACCTAAATCTACCTTCGGATTTTACTGATGGGTTTAGCCGCATCGTGCATCTTGAGTCGCCACTAGACCACATCCCGCCACAGTGGGTTGACGAGCGCGACTACCTAGTAGTTCAGGGGACTACCAACAGCGCAGCGCAGAGGATTCGCTGGACGCGGGTCGCGCCAACGT